ATCCGCCATGCCATACGCCATCATAGCGTTAACTGGCGTCTGTAGCGCGCTCTGAAGCGCAGACGCGCCGCCCATGTAGCCGGAAGCGCGGGCTTGGCCTACATTCTCTATCGCAGACGCATAAGGGTTAGCTGCGGCTAGGCGTGTCATTTCAGGACTTGCAAGACCACCATAAAGGCCAGCAATCGTGTTGCCCGTGTTAGACGCCATAGTGCCGAGGTTAGCGCCGAGGCCAAACTGATTGCCGGAGAGCTGACCGCCCATTGAACCCGCTAATTGCGATACCGTTCCGGCTGCCCCTGCGCCTCTGCCAGCAAGACCCGTAAGACCTTGCGTAACCGCGTCACGATTAGCCATAAAGCGATTATAAGCGTTAGTGTATTCCTGACTGCCAGCTTCCTGACCATAGCGTGTAGCTGCTTTTAACGCGCCGCCAGACCCAGCTAAACCGCCTGCACGGGCGGCGTTAGTCATGGCTTGCTGACCTTGCTGGAACCTGAACGCATAGCCAGGATCCATCTGAAGCTGTTCATAGGTAGGCTGTTGCGTATATGCGCCGCCAGGGCCAAAGAGCTGTGCAAGTTGATTTGTAGCGCCCGCGCCTGTGGTCGTATATGGCTCTTGAGCTGCGACGCCTTTGCCGTAAAACTCGCGCGCAGTTTCAGCGCCTGTGCGGCCTTGAGCTAGAAGATCTTCACGGCCCTTATCATAGTAGCCACGCGCCTCTGTTGCGCCCTTCTCAGCCATCTGACGCGCTTGCTCAAGCGCTTGCTGTTGAGCGATGTAGCCCAACATGCCGCCCTGTTGAGCGGCTTGGGCCTGTGTGCCAGCCGCACGCTGTGAAGCCGCATAGCCCGCCCCACTACTGAGCGCGCTTGCTGCGGTGCTTCCTAAAAGGGCTAGTGTGAACGGATCCATAATGCCTCACTATAATACTAGGTCTTGATGATGTCACTCATACAAAATGTTAAATGAGCCTGCGTCTAAAGTATTAGTTCCTGACGTGATGATACGAACGCGGTCTAATGTAGCGGATAAATCTTTTATGCCCGCGCCTGTCGTAACTGATATTGAGGTGGTAAAACCAAGGCTACCTGACTGCGCCCATATACCAGTAGTGACTAACGTAAGGACAACAATCCCATTAAAAGTAAACGCAGAGTTACCACTTTTAGCTATCAAGAACCCCGTGCTATACGCAAACGAGTTAACACTCGCCAACCCGTCCGTTAAAGAAGACGCCGCGCCATTATATCCGCTAGTAGAATATCCGCTAGAAGATCCGATCTGAAGAAGCAGATCCTCCGTCCCGCTTAAAGACACCGCGTTCAACATAACAGTTATGCGTTTTACCCAAGACGGGATACTTGTAAATTCTGAGCTTGTGCCGCTTGTTGTGGCTTTTGCAGTTTCCGACGTAATTGGCCTATATACGCCGCCAATCAAACTGTTCTTACATAGCACACCGCCAACAGTAACGCCCGCCGAAGCAGTCTTTTCGGCTATAGTGTCTACTTTCAGCGTGTTAGAAACAGAAACGCCTGCCGAAGCGGTTTTTTCCGCTATAGTATCAACGCTTAGTGTTGTGCCGATGGACGCTGATGTTGTGACCGTAAGCGAAGATCCAGCCGTTAAAGTCGTGCCGGACGCGATAGTTGTGCCTGATGTGATAGACGTGCCGCCAGTAATAACGCCCGAAGTTTTAAGCGCGCCTGTGATGTCCAACTCAACGGTAGGGCTGGCGTTTTTAATGCCAACATAGCCGGAGCTAGTGCCATAAACCAGATTGGTGCTATTAGCCGCTAGGATAAGCCCTCTTGCGCCCACAGAAGATAATGTAGAGTTAGACGCATTAGCGGAAAGGGTAGCGTATGATGTGCCGCCTGCGGATGAAATTTGGAGCGTGCCGCCTGCAATATCAAGCGCACTACCAGGGCTGGCAGTTCCTATACCGACTTGGCCTGTATTATCAACGGTGAATAACGTAACTGCGGGATTCACGGCGTCAGGAACTTTTATAACTGCGCCAGTGCCTGACTGCGTTATAGTTAACGCGGTGCCAGATGAACTTGTGTCAATCGTGACGTTACCTGAAAGAACTGGCGACAAACCTGACGTAGGAGCTGAAATATTATCAACTGTCCAAATTTCAGTGCCGTCTGCGTCAGTTAATTTAAATTTATATGTAGAAGAACCAAGCCAGATATTAGCTTCACCGCGTGAATCAAGCACAATCGGATTGCTGTTAGCCGTCGCGCCGGTCGAATCCGTATAGGTCGCTTGCGGCGTGGTCGTGCCAGCCGCGTAAGTATAGAGAAAACCGCCTGCAAGCGGGACGCCAGCCGCGTCGATAAATTGAGCTTTGGCTGTTGGCGATACAACGGTCATTTAGACACCTACACAACTTGTTACGGTCAGGATGACCGAAGGAATAGCGGGAACTGGACTAGACGCAGCCACATACGGAATTGTAATACTCGTATCGTCAACTGAATAAATCAGCTCAAAATAATCGCCTGTCTGAAGGTTTAGCACGAAATTCCACGCCGCAACAGTGGCTGTGCCGCTACCGCCGCCTATGGTAATTCTTGTAGCTGAATCGTCTACATTGACGCCATTAATACGCGGCCAAATATAAATATCATGCTCACCGCCGCCTGACTTAAGCAATTGCGCCGAGAACTGAAAATTATATGTAGCTGTGTTGTCTACATAGACTTGCGAAGTAACCGAACCAAGATATACGCCATAGGTCAAATCAGACCCATCCGCGCGGGTATATGTATTATTGAATGTTATGGCGTATGCCGTGTTAATTGCGGCTGGCGTAAAAGTTGTTGTGCTATAAAAAGATCCGTATCGTCGGCCAGCTTCTAACGCTATGTAGGTATTAAAGAACCAACGATACCAAGGCCGATTAACAAACCCTGTAGAATCGTCATTCATTTTGACGCGGGCTGCGGGGATCTGTGTGTTGTTATCGACCAGATTAGGCATTGGTCGGGCTCACATGCAGTTCAGCGCCCATGATAGCGATCTGAACAGGATCAGTGCCCGATATTTCGTAGACCCTATCGCGGAGTTTTAAGGTCATGCCAAGCCGCCGCCAGATCGTGCGGTAGCCTGTCTGACCAATCTGACCCATAGACTTCCAGTGTTCGTTAGACCAAGTATGACCACCGTCATCAGACCAGCGCAACATGACTTGTGGATCAGCCCCAACGGTGACGGTATAATCGGCATAATCTCGTATCAATAAAGGAGATCCAGCGCGGTCAAGAATAAAATCGTGCGCGCGGTCGTAAATATAAATAATCTCGTTGACTTCCTCCTGGCTGTAGCCAGACAAGCCAACACCGGCCTGACAATCGAGCTGAAGACTATGTTGCGTCGAACGGTTTAAATTGTTCTGGCCTGTAGGTATAGCGCGCCATGAGCGTAGCCATTTTTGCGTTGTGCCCGCTTCAGAATAAACAGTAGGATCGTAAGCGTATATTTCGCCTGACCGATAATCCCCTATAACAACTTCATTATTGAAGTTCATCTGACAATTACCGCGTGTGCGGGTAAACTGGTCGTTTTCCCATCCGGCGCGTTCATGCCATGCGCCGGTCGCCACGTCATAGACCCATGTCGTATCGGCGGTAGGGAAGTTTAGAACGTAGAAGCTATGACCGTCCTGTTGATAAGTATAACCCACAGCGTCCGATAGATTCGAATATTGTTGGATCTGCCATTCAACAGCGTGCGTAGATATGCGCTCGCCGGAGTAGCCTTTTGAGCGATACACAATGCCGTTACCGCGTTGATCAGCGCCAAGCCAAAACAGGCCGTTGTCAAGCTTGGCTACTGAGTAGGCGGCAAGACAGCCTATTTCATTAAACGCGCCTTGAATACGCGCCATAGGAAAGTCAGGCAATCCGGCATCATACCAGACTTCAACTGAGTTAGTGCCAAACAGCCAGATTTCACGATGATCTACAATCAGCGTGACAAGATTGTCCGGCGAGCCTTCAGCGCTGGCAAAGTAAAGCGGGTCAATAGTCGTGCTTGTTGAGTCTAAAACCCAAAAGATTTGGCTATCTGGCTGATTATAAACGAACCATCCATCAAGAAAACCACAACCGACAGCCCCTTCAAAAGGCGATGTTAGCGTCGTCAGAAACGGCGTGAACGTCAGCGTGGTGCCCGTATTAGTCGCCGTAGCCGCTGCCGATAGGATAAAGAAAGGTGAAAATGTCAGTGTAACGCCAGTATTGGTAGCCGTAGCTGCCGCCGACAATACAAACGTCGTAGTATTTGTAATGCTGGCAACGCGCGCGCCTGCCGGAATACCTGTGCCGGACACAGGCTGACCGACATTAATATTAGTTGTGCTACCGCCCGATACCGTCGTGCTTGCGTTAGTCGTATTAAACGTAGTTGTTGTCGTATCGTAGACTACGCTAGAGACTGTTGCGCCTGTAGGGATGCCCGTGCCTGACACAGGCTGGCTTGGGTAAACGTAAGTTACATCACCATTCCATACAGTCGTAACGCCGTTTGTTGTATTAAACGCAAGCTCTTGATAAGTGCTATTGTAAATATAACCGTATGTTCCAGCCGCTATAAACATTTGGCGACCATTATCAGTCATATTGACTTGACTTGTGCCGTCTATGGTTCCTATGGCAGTTGTAGTCCAATCTGTATCAATACGATATAAAGTTGTGCCTGAGACGGCATAGGCATAATATACTTTAGATCCTGTCGTAGACCCTACTTCGTCGCTATAAAATGTCCAAAGACCTCGAATAGGCCCGTTACCCATACGAGCAAGAAAGCGCAGTCCTGGCGCGCGTTGTAGCCACGCGGCCTGCTTACCACCTTCAGGCACAACTTCAGGAAAAAGATTAACCATGCGGTTGTCAGCCGCATTTGGACTGCGGGTGACATAACTAGAGCCAAGAATAGGCGTTGCGACCATCTAATGTTTACTCCTTAACTACTAGATGCTATACTCGGCGCATGACCGAGCTTACAGCAAAAGAGTTGAGAGAAACATTGGCTTATGACGCCAACACGGGATTTTTTTCGTGGGTTATTCGGCCAAGCAAAGCTGTTAAAGCTGGCGACAAAGCCGGAAGCCCCGATAATAAAGGATACGTTACGATAGGAATAAAACGCCGTATTTATAAAGCGCATCGACTTGTGTGGCTGTATGTAACTAATGAATGGCCGAAAGGTATTATTGATCATATAAACGGTGATAAAGCTGATAATCGTTTTGAGAATTTGCGTGTAGTCGGCGCTGACGGCAATTCGCAAAATGTGAGAAAACCAAACAAACGCAATAGATCGGGCTTTATGGGCGTCATATTTTACCAGAATAAATGGCGCGCAAACATAACCGTAAAAGGCAAAACGCACTGGCTGGGTGATTTTGCCACCCCTGAAGAAGCCCATGCTGAGTATGTCGATGCCAAACGTAGGTATCATGCGGCGTGCACTATATGATTGATTTCATTAGAAATTCCCTGCGTATATGTTATAGCGCTGACGTGTGCCGACGATGCTGTAAGGCAGAGCCATGATGTCGTCAGGGTTATTGATGCGCTTCAGATTGCGCTTGCTATACATAGCGATGCGGCTAACCGTCGGCGATGGCTCGATACCAAACTCAGGGGCCAGCTCACAAGCCAGATTGTAGCGGAACGCCCGCAGATATCCAGGCGGGAAAAGGATCGCCGTTGCCAGATTAGCAGGTTCCGACAGCTTTTCGACTGAAATAAAATGCCATTCTAACAGTCTTAAAGGGACTGGATAGATGACCATATCAATGTTTGGGTAGGTCATATTGGTGAATATGACTTGTGGGTAAGTAGACGTTACGGTCTTGACCGCAATGCCGTCATACTGTTGCTGATTGATAAATTTAATGCCGTAAGAGACGTTAGTCTGTGGATCGCGGAAGTAAGTCGCGTCATCCAGCAATACAGGACGTAAACCCACAAAGTCGCCGGTCGGGCCTAGCGTGCGGTTTTTCTCACCTGCGGGCCAGTTAAATACTTGATCCTGCGTTGAGAACACCGACAGTCGTTCGGTATTCCAACTGTCGATCATTTGATTCAGAGCAAATAGCGCGTCATTCGCTGTCTCTGACGAGGG